CAGCTCACGGATGTCCAGGGGTGGTACTATCTGACTGTTGACCCAGCCCGTCATTGCACCACTCGATATGTCAGCAGCCGAAAAGTCCTTCTCGGAATTATCGCTTGCACGTCGTACACGGACGACGCGCTTCCCATCGTCCCAGCTCTTTAGTCGCCGCAAGCTATACGCTGCTGCTGCGCCGCCGTATTCGTTAAGTAATGGAGTCTTGAAACCCTCAAGCGCAACCGGAGTCACGACCGAGGATATCACCGGTTGCACTTGATTGGAGTCTAGCATTTAGCTGAGTTTTGAAGTTTTAAGAACGCCTGTGACAACAATATCAATGTCTGGCGATGTCGCGCCCGATAGAGTCAAGCGAAGGTCAGCACTGCCAACCTCGATGTTTAACGCGCCGTTTGCAGTGATTGTCGCAGGATCGCCAAGTGCATTAGTTGCAGCGAACCAAGTAGTGCCGTTATCATAAGATAACTCGAATGCCAAGCTGCCGCCGTCAAATGTGCCGAATGCGCCAACGTTTAATTTTCCCTTAATTGGCAATGCGCCAGTTGAAGAGTTGCTTGTAAGATTATAAGTTTGTGCCATAGTAGGTAATTAGTTATAGTTTTTTTGTGAATTTGTCAATATTACGCAGATGGAGAGAAGTCGCGCTTGATAAAGACTGAGAAGTCCCAAAAGTCAAAATTTGACGTTGGAGTAACATAGATCTTGCCGCCATTAGAGACGAATGTTGCTAATGAAAAGATTGAAAAGTTTACACTCATAGGTTGCGCTTGTGACTCCGGAAATGCCGCATTGGTCGATACAATAACAATGCTTGGATTTCCGTCGCCAATGTCTAATTCGACCAAGACTGACTCAGTGGTCTGCCCTGGATCTGCGACAAAGTCAAAGCGCACGTCATAACTGTCGCCGATATTCTCTGGCGTGATCTCGCTGTTTGTTGCATCCCAGAAGTCAGACACGCCGCTTGGCAGATATGTCTTATTGGTATTTGCGCCCAATCCGTCAATTGTTACCATTGTTCGCGTGCCTGCCGTGACAGACAGCTTGTTGCTTGATGTATAAACGCTATCTTCGTATTGCGCCCAGCCTGGTGGATAAACTTGATACGGCTGAACCGAGACGCCAATGTCAGACGTTGTCAAAGCAGACGGCACTTGCGCAGCGGCCGCCGCGAATACATTGCTTGCGCTTGCGTAAATCGTCACATCTTGCTGTGCAAGCACGACGTCATCAATCTTTACCTCAATATATGCTTGTATGCTATCAGCGCCGCCTAGTGCCTGCACAATGCGCGTATTGTTTGCGCTAAGTGTTGCACTCCATCCGTTGGTAATTTGCGTCCATGTATCTTGGAAAATTAATGGCTGCGCTGTCAGCTCGATGACTTGTTGCTCGCGTGTGGTTGCGTCACCTGCGATTGATTCCGCGCCCACGATAGAAGACTCTGGTGAAAGGTCCACGCTCGTCCCTGAAAGCGTAGCAACTGCGCCAACGGTGCGATATGTGACAATATAGCAACCATCGCCCTTTTTGACAACGTCAACTAGATCGCCACTTGGTCCGGTGTTGCTATTAAGCGCATTCAACGCCGCCTCTACGGTCGCAGCGCTGGCATTGTAAGCAATCGCGCTAGTTGTCGCAGTGCCGTCCGTCAGCGTGAATGTGCCTTGCGTCGGCTGTGCATTGCGCGCTGCAATGGAAACTTTGACGCCGACGCCGCCAGTGCCGCTCCGGCTATCATAGCTGCCATCTGGATCAATTAAATATAAATTGATTGTTTGCTCTGCGCCCTGCACAAATTCGCGCACTGGGATCGGCGCTTGTGGTTGCGTCGTGCCTTGCACGATTGCTTTGGCGATGCTTTGCGGCTCTGTATTTACGTATAAATTTATGCTCATATTTTTTAAATTTGGTTATATCATAAAGGGTTAGGTGCTATAAAAATTCAATACTCAAAGTTGATGATAAGCCGCACTTAGGGATCAGTGGAATTACATAGCCATTTGCTAAATGAAAAAATCTTTTTGCTGTCATTATGCTGGCTTTGAAAGCGAGGCCGTTAAGGTTAATGGATCTACATCAGTGCCGTATCCCTGAACATAGGCAGTGACAATCCCTAGTGTAGCTTTTGGCAACACAATGATTTCAGTTCCGCTATCGGCTGGAGTATTCAAGTACGAATCTTGATCCCCGTCAATGGTGCTATATGACCAGGACAAATTCGAATTGGGCTCTTCATTAAAACTTCCCGTAAAGCTCCAGTTAAGGTTTATATTGAACTCATCGGTTGCTTGATAACAAAACTTAAAAGTAACTACTGGAGTGTAACGTTGCAACGCGGGAACAGTTGACCTTGAAACTTCTTCACCAAGACCTACCTTAGAGAATATGTAGTTTGGGCCTTCCCAGTTCCAAGCAACAGTTTCAGCAACGCAAGCCCACGTCTGATTTGGCCAGTCCCCTAGCGCACAGTTTACTGGATAAATATCCGTATTCTCATCAATGATAGCTGGCTCATCTTTGTGTAAATCATTTAAATTGCCCCAAGGGCCTGCTCTTAAAATAGCCATTATACCGCCTTAGTTAAAAATACACGTTTTCCAGCCGTATTGTCATTATTAACAACATCTAGCGTTTCCTCGGCAAAGCCTTCTGGCAGGCCGCCGCCTTCTGTCGCACTAGCTGGAACGCGTAAAACAACATTGTTGTCTGAATACTCAATTTCCAATGGTGCATCTTCTTCTACTTGGTTTACTTCAATATTGAGCAAAGGATTTAATTTCTCAATGACTTCATTAAGCTTGTTGTTTTTAGCAAGCGAACCTTCTGTGACTTTTTCAATATTTGCCATAATCTTAAATTGCCCGAATTGATTTGACGATTCTGCGGACGATGTTCCCTTTCCATCGGTCAATGCCAGAATCTAGAACCAAGAATCCATCACTATCAACAATTGCATTATATTCAACTGATGTTGGAGTTGTTGATACACTTAATGTTTCAACTGTATTTCCTACAGAATATTGGTAAGCTTCAAATCGTTGCGGTAAAGATATATCTTGAGCCTCTGTAATTCCTACGGTTATGCCGGGAAGGAAATAATCATATTCAAATTGCGTAGATGATTTGCGGGAAACTTGCTTGCGTCCTCTGCTTGAAAATGGATAAATTCGCCCATTTTCAAAAACAAAATTTGATGGTAAATAAGTACGAATTTTTATTGTGCTGCCAGTCGTGCCAGTTAAGCAAACACCATTACCATAAAAAAAGTTCGTAGAAATAAATCCGTATAGCGTTATTGTACCTCTAAAGTAATATCTAAAATTGTCGCCATTTACCATTCCATGCGGAGATGCTAGATTTAGGGTCAGCACATTATTTGACAAACTTATGCTGTTTATATCAATTACAGTGCCAGTGCCAGCAGTGTATGGCAGCCCCGGAAATGTGAAAATTTCCGATCCAGCAGGATCAACTGTTGGCTGTGGAATATTAGCAAACTGCCTGTCAAATTTTACTAGGCCACCCTCAATTTTTGTTTTGCCAAAATCGCCGACAAAATATGCATTGGCATCTGCTGTAAATGGCAAATCAATAACGTCTGCATTTCCTACGCTTGCCATTGTAGTATCTAATGAAATCGGCGTATAGTTTGCCTCATTGACCACGCAGACAAGATGGTATACTTTTGTCGCATTGTCGCCTTGTTCAATGAATGGATATTCCACCCAGCTTTCAGTGCCTGCTCTTGGCTTTGTAAAATCGCCGCTTGTATATGGTAAACTCATTATGGATTTCTTTTGATCTCCTCCTCAATAGATGTTAAAAGTTTTGTATGTTCCTTTAATTCAGCCACGTCTGGTTTCTTTGACATGTCTTGCTTGTCTGATGCCGTAACGCCACCTGCCGATGGCTTTGTCGCGCCAGGACCATAGCCGCTTTCCTTTTCACGCAGAGAGAATCTGTCTTGTATATCTTGTTTGCGCTTTCTTCCACCTGCGCCAACTTCCGCAGAACGCTCTTGGCGCTCCCTTCTCCGCCTTTCCTGATCTGCTTTGCGCTGTTTGCGCTCGGCCGCCCTTTGTTCTCTTGGCGTTACATAGCCAGACTGATTTACATCTGCACCTGCGCTTGCTTTTGCTAAATCCTTTGCAAGTTTAACTGCTTGCGCACGATCAAGGTTAGTTGATTGCATGATTTCTTGGATTGATTGCTCAAGCTCAAGTTGATTTCTCATTTCGTGCGTCAATGCATCATCTTGTGCTGCTTCTGCTTTTAAAAGCTTTAATTTTGCATCTGATATTCTTTTTGCTGCTGCTTTTTCTTTTGCTTCTTCCGCTGCTCTTTCTGCATCCTTAGCCTTTTCTTCTGCCTCACGTTCTGCTTTTGCTAATTCACGCGCTGCTTTTGATGCCCTTCTTTCTTCTTCTCGTTTTTGTTTTGCCAATCTTTTTCTTTCTTCTTCTGCTTCTCTTTCCTTTAAAGCTAAGGCTGCAGCGGCTTTCGCTGCTTCGTCTGCTGCCTTTTTTTTGTCTTCAGCTTCTTTTTCCAACAATTTTTTGCGCTCTTCAATTAGTCGGTTTTCTTTAAGTGTTTCTTGTGTGGATTTTCTTCTGCCTATTTTCCTGATTTTACCTTCTGCAATAAGTTGCTCCTTTGCCAACTCTTTGATTGCATCCCTTGCTGGCATAATTGCACCAATGATATTACCGGCAAATATTGTTACGCGTTGTTCAAATCTTTCTATATTGTTTTTTGCTTCAGTAAGTGCCGCAATGGTCTCTTCATCCATGATGCGCCCAGCCTCGGCAGCGCCGTCGCCAAGAGTCCTAAATGCTTCGCCTCCATCTTCAAGCAATGGAATAAGCATCGTTGCATCAGATGCAATTGCTTCCATGTAAAATACCATATCTTGATGCGGCAAATTAGCCTTTTTTAAATAATCAAAATATCTTTGCAGTGCTTCTGGTCCACTTAATCCAATAAATTCCTCCTTAGTCGCTCCAACTTTCGGCGCGATTTTCTCAAAAAAGTCTACCATTGGACCGGAACCAACTTGCAAAAAGTCGCCCATCTTATCGCTTGTATCTTTAAAAATATCAGCGAGCTTTTCCTGTTCAATGTTTACTGTCTTGGCTGCCTCGGCAAACTTCTGAAAATCCTCTACACCAACGCCAGAAACTTTTGAAAGCTGCGTAATTTGAGACGCAGAATCAATTGCGCTTTTACCAAACTTAATAAAAGCACCAGCCGCACCAGCAGCACCTAAAGCTGGCAATAATCCGCTAGTAATAGACCTTGCGAAGTTTTTGACGCTTGCCTTTGATTTTTGCAGACCCTTACGAAAGCCGCTTGAATCTAAATCTATATCTGCCTGGATGTCTGCTTTAGCCATTTTCTTTTGCTTCTCGTTTTGCTTTGAGTGCTTCGCTCTTTAAATCGCGCAGCACTTTAGGCTCTAAAATTTTATAGTTAGGAATGGTCGAAAGTCGGCCCGCTTTTTGCAGTGCGAATATCTTAGTCATCGGCATATCCGCGATGTCATCTGGATGCTGCCCATACCTGGCTGCCAACTCATCAATTGCGCCGACAATGCCCTCAACTTCTGGCAGCTTAAAAGATGTCGTGGTCCGATTGCTTGCGGATTCTGGCATCTCATAGAATGCCGAGTTTAAATGATTGTTTATATCTTCCGCAAATTGATCCGCGTCTTGCCCGGTGCGAAATACTTTTGCGATCTTGCGCTCAATCTTAAACTTCTGCCAGTTACTCAACGGATAGTTTACATGATTGCGGAATATATATTGACAGATTGCAAACTCTGAAATCTTGCCAGACAAGATGCCATTTTTGACAACTCGTAAATCAATCCATGCGCGAGCGGTCAAAGATCTTACAATGTAAGGACCGATGCGCGATGCCAAGCCGACACTGGAAAAAGCATTGAGCCTTGATTGCTCAATTTCCTGCCGCTTTGCTTGATATTGATTATAAAAGCTCATTTGTAAAAAAGCCCCACCCGCGATGGGCAGGTGAGGCTATCAACACAACAACACACTATGAGAAGTTAATCGTCGATTTCTTCAATGGTTATAGATTCAGCGAAGCCTTCATCTATCAGCCATTGGCCGACCAGCTCGCCAACTTCAACGACGTCACCAGCAAAGGCTGGCTCGCCGCGTATTGACTTATCAACTAAAAGTTTAACTTCCATTATGCTTGGTAAGTTTTAAGCACTGCACGCATGCTGATCGTGGTCATGTCTTCAACGCTGCGATTTACGCTTGTATCAACAACAACCAATGTCGAAGCAGTGCCGCTTTGATCATAGTCATATGTGAATTCAGTGCCGTCTGCTGGATTGATTGTGGTGGTTGCTTCTTTTTGCAACTCAAATTCAACGATCACTTGATCGCTGCCTTTGCGGATCATAAAGTCAGACCGGTCGCCATTGCTGTCGGTGCGGCTAATGATGCGATTTTCAGTTGCTGTCGCATTGGAGATAGAGTTGACGACATAATCAATCAAAGTGATTGTCACGTCGGTAAAGCCTTGCGGCTGATTTGCTACGGAGTTATATGGAAGTGCCATGGTATTATTCTAGTTATTTTTGTTATATTAAGACGAAGGAAAGGCATTTGTCAAGATGTCGAACGCGCCGGAGTATTCCAGCACTGTCTCGTCATAGTCATCATCAGATGCTGTGCGATTAGACGCTGACGGCGTCAATGTGTTGATTTCGTAAAGTGTAAGATATGAGTCAAGCGATCCGCGTGCGTTGCCGACACTCAGCCAACGTCGGCACATTGCGACCAATTCTTGATGCCTGGTGGCAATGTCGGCATTTTGGCTCGATTCATTGTCTCGCTCTGTGCGGATTGTAAATTCAACCTTGAATTCATATTGGCTATATTCCGAGCTGCCGTCTGGCTTGTGTATTGCCTTGCCAGTTGCTGCGCCGACCTCGACCATGACGGCCACGAAGTCGTCTGGCAATGTCTGCGGATTGCTTGCATCCTTCAATTCAATGACCTTGCTGGCAAAGAATTGACGCCATGCCGATTCCAGATTGCCTTCAAAGTTAAAAACTTGCTCTTCTGTATTTGCTGCCATATTAAGATAATTTTACTTTTAGACCCGATTTTTTAGCGTTTGCACGCACTAGATTGATCATGCGCTTTTCCATTGCTTTGACTCGAAAGCGTTGCAAAAAGCCGATCTTGCTGGCAATGCTGCGCAATCCATAAGCACTTGCGCGAATGATTGCCCTTGGCCCTTTGCTTGATCGTAATACACGGCCCTTGCCATCTGCGCGACTCATGTTGCGCTTGATCCATGCCGGAACGCGCTGCTTTGGATTAATCCGCACCATCGCCTCGGCAAGTGCCGCTTTAGCTGTGCCAACTTTGGTTTTTTCTTTTTTGAAATATTGTAATAGGATCTTTTCAGAGACCCACAATCGCTGATCGTATTTAAGCGCCCGCGCTCGGCCGCTCGATGGCATCATATTGCGGCGATGCCAGCGCTTGATTTCAGACATTGTCAGCGCAACGCCCTTGCCTGTTTTCTTTCTGCCCTTATAGATCGGGCCGCGCCCAAATGTAGCAACTGCCCACTGGATCACTTGCGGATCTTCTTGCACGACGAATATCTTTTGCAAGTCATTCCACATCGCAAACTCGCCCTGCTTCTTATCTTTGCTTGATCCGATAGATTGCTTTTTAAAATTAATCACGCCGTCAGCAAAGGGCGGTGCAGCCTTTGCCATGTCGCGTGCATACAATGCGCCCTGCTCTTTTATAAAGTCGTATTCGTCAACCTTATATCGCTTGGCAAGCTTGCGCATTTTTGATTGAAAGACAGCGTCATCAATCTTGATTGTGTTTTTACGTGCCAAGGCTTTGTTTTCCTAGTCGCTTTACGCGGAATGTATAATGTTCGGTGCTTGAATTGAAAGACAGCACTTTATATCGTGCGCCGTCTGCAAGTCGTTTGATCTTCATGCCAGTGTATGTCTGATCTGGCAGCACTGCCGACGCAAACACGATCTCGGCCGTTGCCGTCTCCGTGTCGCCATATATCTCATTGGCAACGTCCATTTCCAGCTCTTCCATGATGCCGGATATAGTCAGCCCGCCAACGATGAAAGACTCGCCAATGATGGAAGCCGTCTTTTCGATTGATCGCTCGATAAACTTGTCAAATACACTCATATAAAATAAAAGCGCCACGACCGGAAAGATCGCGGCGCTCATTTGTTGCTAAAGTTTGTTAATTACTTAACAGACTTTTTCGCGGTCTTCTTTGCGGCTTTTTTGGTGGTAACGATTGGACCTTGTATCTTCTTCCGCTTATCGACTGACCCTTTGCGAATATAAACGATTTCCCCAGCCTCAGCGCAGTCTGTGTAAGCTGTTACGCAGACGTCAGAGTCTTCGGAGCATGCCAACACGGAAAGCTTCCA